GACCACTGCTATTTGTTTTACCTCCGTCTTTGTTTGAAACATGTAGATGATTATAGTGATTACCTCCAATATCAGTTTGCCATAAAACCGCCTTTTTATGACCACGTTCACCGTTCCAATTATAACCTAATTCAACTAAAGCGTCTTTAAGTCTATTTCCCGCAATTCTAAAATTTTCACTACCGTTAGTAGAGTTAGATGCTCCACCCGCTCCTCTTAAACGTTTCTGTTTTAGGTCTTTTAAATCTTGTAATCTAGATATATCAACTGCATCATGAGTACTATGTCTACTAACATTACCTGACTTAGTTTTACTACTATGTCCAGTATGTGCCCAATTAATCTGAACTTTTACTTTAGCTTTTTCTGCTGCAGATTGAATATCATTTAACAATACTTTATTAACCGTGTCCTTTTTAGCTCTTCTATGTACATCAATATTATCTGACTCGTAATCACCAATAGTAACATCGATTTCTTTTATCATTCCTTCATTTATACCTTTGGATTCATTAATTTTTTCTTTAAGTTTTCTTACAAATTCTTTTTGAATCATCTTAACAAACTTAACATATGGTGAATCTCCTCTATCTTTACTATACTTGTACTTACCTTCAGGTTTTCTCTTACCTCTTCCGAAGTAATTTAACGCGGATATATTTGTAATACATTTGTGTCCACCTGAGTTAGCTTGAATCATTTCCCATGCTGGTACACCTAATTTATCTAATATTGCCCACTCATCTTCAGTTAACTTAGTTGAGGGTTTGTCCATTATATCTTTTAATTTTTCCATATAGTCATCACCACCACTCATCGAACGAACCTTATCACCATAAAAGGCTTCTAAATCCGCATTAGTAAAACCAACTGATTCCTCACCAAATTGTTTATTACCTTCCGATATCCATTTTATAGTTGATAAAGGAATTATCTTTTCCTTTAATTGACTCTCCCATTTACTTAATACTTCTTGAGCTATATCACCTAAGTTAACACCTTTCAATTCTCTCTCTCCCTTGAATGGGTTACATGAAGCTTGTACTAACCCCATTGGCCATGCAATTACTATAAAGTCAGCTTCAGGATTATTTTTGAATGGAGTATAACGGTCATAAGAACCTGGTTTAAACATTGAACCACCTCCGTATTGTACTATAATTCCGTCATCAACATAAACTTTCTCACTATCTTTTTGTTTCTGTACATAATCTTTTTGATTCAACGCCATCTCTTCAGGTAATGCATACCCCTTTTCCGCGGCTAATCTATTAATGTTTTGAAATATATTTAATAGTGATGGTTGGGATGTCATTACTAAATCTTCCATAAAACCTGGTTTATTCTTATAAGCTAACATAAGTTTGTTAGTCGCTAAACCTAAAGCCATTTTATTTTTTTGTAATGACTTATCTTTTTGTAGTTTAAATACAAAATTCATTATATCTTGTGGTTCTAATCCATACTTAGCGAAATCTGCAGAATCAACTGTAGATATTAATCTAATATCATCGGCAGTAAAGATATCACTTGGTGACATTATTTGAGATAAGGTCTCAACATTTGAACGTGATGACCTGAATGATGTTGATGTATCACCTTCCACACCCGTTTGACTATCATGATGGTCAGTATGTACTACAAACATCGGTTTTCCGTGTGCGAAATCAACTAAAACTGGCATCGTATCACCTTTAGCGTCTTGTTTCTTTACCGCAAATTCCTTATCACCGTATTGTATTATTTCAGAATCAACAACTTTGATTCCGTTATTCTCTAAATAATTTTTCATAGCTAAGGCAGTAGTAACACCGTCTAAATCTTGATGAAAATATATTTTAGCTTTCTCATATCTCTTAGATAAGTCGTTGATATTTCTTAATCCTGATTCTTTAATTAATTTTTTCATGATATAAACATATTTTTTTCTTTTGTTCTTCTATTTTTAAGACCGTCATTTGAGGACTTATATGATAGAATACTTTCTGCCGCTTTTATATATTGACCTGACTTAACATATTGTATAAATCTTGACATTCTAACTGAGTCACATCCAGTATTAAAAACTAATGATATTAACGAATCAAATTGCCCTTGAGTTAACATATACGTTTTTAATCCTTTATCTTTCCATTCCCCTAAAAATCTTCTAACACAGTCGGCAGCCTCAGAAGCATCTTTATAAAGTAACTCTAATGCGGTTTTTTTATCTATTACTAACCCCGTATTTACATCTTCGCCTGTATGTCCATAACCTATTGTCCATACACCACTAGTATCTTTATAAGACTTTAATACAGGTTCCTTTATATTACCAATTGGTTTTTTGGGGTCACCTTCTTCAAATTTAATATGGTCCCAAAAGTTTTGACTGGCTTTCATTGTCGTACCATCTTTTTTGTCAGAGTCACCTTCAATTAAATACATTTTACGTATTTGAGACTCTTCTGATTCATTTATAAATAACTTTGACATAAAAACTTTTATTAATAAATATCTATAATAACAAAAAACCCCTCACTTTGTAGGGGTTTCACTCATTAATGATAATGAACATGCGATGATATTATCAATCCACACTTTTTTAGGTCCAATTAAACTTTCTTTTTTAAATGTTTTTACATGACCATTAGTTGTTACTATAGTAATTGAGTCTTGGTTCTTAACACTAATTTCTCGTATGTTCATCTAAAACTAACTTCAACTGTTTTTGTTCAGTTTGGTATTCTTTTAGTCTTTCTTTAGCAACTTCACAGTAATTTTTACTGATATCCATACCAATCCAAGGTCTACCCAACATTTCAGCGGCTAAACATGTTGTACCACTTCCATTAAAAGGGTCCATAATCACATCTTCTTTATACGAAAGAATCTTAATTGCTCTGTATGGTATATCTAATGAAAAAGTCGCCTTGGTTTTTTGTCTTGTGTCTGCAAAATAATTCCATTGACCAAACACTAAAGACATAAAATCTTTTTTGTCTTTATCTTCGTAAACCAATTTTTTTCTAAATTCTCCTTCAATCTTTTCATTTGGGACCATCTGAAATTCACCCTTCCACTGTGGTGTACCTTTAACGTCTTTCTTGTGTTTTTTCTTATAAGCTAAAATAACACACTCTTTAGGGTTATATATGTATGGTGAAGATGGGCTCATCCAACTACCCCAAGCGGTTGTTTTTGAACGATGAGGTGAATCTTCTTCTAAATCTACAATACCAAAGAATCCAAAACCGATTTCTTTCATAATCATCCATATCTCAGCAGAAAAATAAATTCTACCCCCTTTTTTTTGTCGATTAATTTCATAGGGAATATTGAGTGCAATACGGCCATCGTCTTTAAGTACTCTGTAAGTTTCTCTTAACCATTCTCTTGTAAATTTCCAATACTCGGCTATTTCTTTGTCATCATCCCAACTATCATAATCAATACCAACACCATAAGGTGGACTAGTGACAACTAAGTCTACTGTTTTTTCGGACATATCCGACATAAGTTTACGGCCATCACCGCAATAAATTTTATTTTTCTCCATTTTTTTCAATTGTTTTTATTCTTCTATTTAAATAAAATAATGCTTTTTTTAAATCTTGTACAGGTGGATTATCATCTTTTTTTCCACTTCTAACTATATACTTCAGTACGTTGAATAGATATGCATCTCCATCTAACCCTGTCGCCTCCGCTATTTTTATAACCTCATACGGATTATCTTCACCACCGTAATGTATAGGGTGAGACACTAGTTCTTTTTTACTCATTTGTTTTTTTGTTTGACTTTAACATATAAAAACCTTTATTGTTTTCCATCTCCTCAACAATATTATCATCAACTAATTTATCTAATATTTTTTTAGTTTTTTCAATAGAATCTTTTACTATAAAATCTGCAATATACTTAATGTTAATAGGTATTCTAAGTTTACCTTCAATTTTATTCATAGTCGTTTTAGATAATTTATTCATGATTTTTATATTTAATAATTTATTTTCCACTTATCGTAAGGTATCATACTGTGTGGATGTCTTTCAAAAAAACTTTCATGAATAAAAGTATACTCATTTTCTTGTTTCTTATCAAGGTACGCACCCCAAAATGATAACGTTGAATTTGATAATATATGTTTATCACACATACTCATCATATGAACCGCAATATACGGGTCTTCGTCAATATAAACAAACTTTTCTTTAGGAAAACCTAATTTGTTTACAAAATTTTTGGCTGACTCTAAATTATCTGAAAAAACTAGTACTTTATGACCGTCACTCTCATTATTTAAAATTTTAATAACCCATTCTTCAGGTATTAATTTTATATCAAAAAAATTATCTTGTCTACCTCCACCCATCCTTAGATGTAAAGAAATACTATTTTTAAATAAACTCCCATAATTATATTCAATATATTTAGATATGTTTTTATCTAGTTCGAACATTTCTAAGATATAGTCCCTCTCATGATGCCAATACAATTTATTAAAAAAATAACCTTGGAATAGATAAGGGGGTTTAACTTTTTGTTTTAAATCATAGTACACACCACCTTCTCCTGTGTCAATATCCCAAGCTAAACTTTGGTCAAACCACCAGTCAAAGGCATTAGGTCTACTATCAAACCATGGTAACTTAGGGTAAACATCTCCAAATGATATATGTGGGTCTTTTAATATGTGTCCACCCCATGGGTCAAAATGTATATTTCTACCATTTCGATTAAGGTGTTCATTAAATTTAGAACTCTCTGATTGATGTGTAGTCCAATAACCAACGATTGGGTCGTAACCCATTTCTTTAGCATAAACCATTAATGTTGCCGCTTGAAACATCATATTACCTAAACCACCAGCTAAAAGAACCGAAACAGTATTGTCAGTTACTTTAACATCTTTAGGGGTTTGAAGTTTCATTAGTTTTTAGATTTTTTTATTAAGACCCACTTATGTTCAGAATTTAATTCGACACTTAAAACATATTCTTGATTCCACATTTCAGGTTCTATTAATGATAAGAAATATTTTCCATCATTTCCATAATAAAGATGATAAATATGTCCTATTATCGGCTCAAAAGAAAATTTAGACTCATACACTATTTGATTTAATTTAACCTCATCAACTAAATTATTATATTCATCTACTAATTCTTGATATTTTTTATTGAATTTTTTTTGTATCTTTTCAACATTTCTTTGTTTATAGGATGAAATATCTTCTATTTTTATAACAGGTGCAGACACACTACTTCCATAAGGTAATATATTTGCATTGTATTTTTGATTCTCTTCGTCCCATACAATATGGTCAGGTTTTTTAAGTTTAATGTTACTCATCTTAAGACTTTAATTCTTGAATTTTAATTGTTTGAAAAATATAGTTCATAATTTTTCTCTTAGCAATAGATAAAATAGAACCTTCTAATGGGAATTTTTCTTCGTATCGAACCCTAAAAATTGGGAAGGAATTCTCAATGTTACTTAATATTTTAGTCTTATCTAAATTATTAAGTGGTAATATATAATTATTTTTAATGAGTGTGACTAAAGTTTCTTTATCTGTTACGTCTACCACATCACCTTTGTAAATTAAATTCACCGAACATTTGTTTTCAACAGTTTGTTTAGTTATGGTATTAATTTTATATTGATAAAGGTGTAACACCTCATCATATACTATATAAAAAAAACCTATTCCTGGTTTAGTGTTCGTTTGTTTAAGGTCATTAAAAACAATTCTTATAGAAACATTATCGTATAGTAATGTCCATATAGACTTACCTATTAAAAATAAATCAGTTAACTTATCCTGTGAAAACTTTATAATCTTTGAGATTTCTTCTTTTGTTTCAACATTGTGTTTTAAATTATTATATACCAAATCGTCCAATAAAATTTCGTCATCGATATCCACAGGTTCTCTATTAAGTGTAATATATTTTGACTTATCTCTAATGGAGCCAATATTAGCTAAATGTACTGACAATTCTTGAAAAGAAGGGTATAATTTAAAGTTATCGAAGTCTTTATCAACTTTATTGATATAATCTAATAGAACATATTGTTTATGTTCTAAATCTATAGGTTCTTGTAAAATCCAATTTGTATCTAATCTCATATTCTCTTTAGTCTTTCTTTTTCCCAATCACTGTAGTTGGGCCCAATCTTGTACCTAAAATAAGGCGAAGTATCGGCTCTGTAAAGACTAACGAGTCCAGCATCTTTCATTGAACTGAACA